TCAATTTTGGCTGATATCGTGATATTCCTCGCAGGCTTGCAAGGTATTTTGTATCAGTGTTGCAACGGTCATTGGCCCGACGCCACCTGGAACCGGTGTAATCCAACCCGCACGCTCAGCAGCGACATCAAATGCTACATCGCCGACTACTTTACCACTTTCCAGACGGTTAATACCCACATCAATCACGATAGCGCCCGGTTTAATCCATTCTCCGGGAATAAAGCCCGGTTTACCGACAGCGACCACCAGCAGGTCAGCATTCTCAATATGGTGACGCAGATTCTTGGTAAAACGATGGGTAACCGTGGTGGTGCAACCGGCTAGCAGCAATTCAAGACTCATCGGGCGACCCACAATATTGGATGCGCCGACGACCACCGCGTTCAGGCCGTAAGTTGGGATATCATAACGTTCTAACAACGTCATGATGCCTCGGGGGGTACAAGCGCGCAGTTTGGGCGCACGCTGGCACAGGCGGCCCACGTTATATGGGTGGAAGCCATCCACATCCTTATCAGGGTGAATACGCTCCAGAACCTTAACGTTATCAATCCCGTTAGGCAGTGGCAGTTGTATTAGAATGCCGTCGATTTCGGTATCTTCATTCAATAAATCAATCAGGGCCAGTAGCTCTGTTTCACTGGTCGCCATTGGCAGATCATAAGAGCGAGAGACAAAGCCCACCTCTTCACAAGCCTTACGCTTACTCGCCACATAGATTTGTGACGCAGGGTTTTCACCGACCAAGACAACCGCCAGACCGGGGGCACGCTTACCTGCTGCCAGACGTTGTTGAACCACCGCAGCAACTTCGTTTCTTACCTGCTGCGCAATCGTTTTACCATCAATAATTTTTGCTGACATCAGTGGAGGGGTCCATCAATTGAAAAAAAGCGGGAATCGGCCTATTTTGTCAGAAGCGGGCCGCGCTGTCAGGCGCATAATGACGATTAATTAACGATTAAATAACCAGTTGATGAAGCATAAGGTGAAAACCCATTGACTCGAAAGCGACTGCCCGTATAATCCAACCCGCAACTGACTACCATTAGCGTTCGATGCTACGGTAAATATCAAATGCGCCCTTAGCTCAGTTGGATAGAGCAACGGCCTTCTAAGCCGTAGGTCACAGGTTCGAGCCCTGTAGGGCGTACCATAAAAATCAATGAGTTACCCACTGCTTATCCCCTAATTTTCAGCTACGTTTTTTAAAAGTGTCAGATTGGTGACATTGATCCCCATCACCTCATCAATTTTACGCGCATGTTCAGTTAAATGGTTCGGTGATAAGTGAGCATACCTGCGTACCATTTCTATGCTTTCCCACCCCCCCATTTCTTGAAGTGCTGATAGTGGCACCCCAGCTTGAACTAACCAGCTTGCCCATGTATGCCGCAAATCGTGAAAACGGAAATCAGTAATTCCTGAGCGCTTTAATCCAGTTCTCCATGCTGTATTGTCATCAACGCGCATTTTTCTAACCTCAGCGGTTTTTGTCCCATCTGCTCTGTGCCATGCCGATGTGTGTACAAAAACATACCTCGAACTTCGGCCTATCTGTTCACGTAATACCTTGCATGACATATCATTCAGAGCTACGCCAATTGCCTTACCCGCTTTAGCATTCTCTGGGTGTATCCATGCAACCTTTCTTTGCATATCGATTTGCGACCATTCCAGATCCAGAATGTTCGATCTTCGAAGTCCAGTGGCCAAGGCAAAGACCACTACAGGGCGGAAGTTCTCAGGCATACAATTGATTAAGGTTACAGCCTCATCTTTTGTAAGCCAACGTATCCGTTTGCTCTGTGGTTTTCTGGTCTTGATCACTGGCGCTTTAGCTAACCACTTCCATTCGTCCGCTGCTGCTCGTAACAGACTGCGTATAAATGAAAGGTGCTGGCTTCTTGTTGCCTGTGAAACTTGCTTTTCTACATAGCTAGGGATTGGTTTTTTCTTCATTAATGCCGCATCCCTTTTTGATTCCCAGATTTGCCTATGCTTCCTGTTCGGCATTCTTGACACCGCTTTCATAATCTTATCTTCGGTAATGCTGGATATTGGCATTCCAGAAAAATGACCACGGAAAAATTCAATCTTCGTTCGGTCATCATCCAAAGAGCGCTTATGCTCTTTTTCTGTCAGCCAGCGCAAGCATGTTTCATCAAAAGTGTGTTCAGCTATTTCACCTAACTTATCCACTCTCCATGCTTCTGCTTTTAGCTGATCGAAGAGTTCCTGCGCTTGTTTCTTGTCTGCCGTACCAAGGCAGCGTCTAACTCTCTCCCCGTTCGGGCGAACGAAATCACAGTACCACTTACTGTATCTTTGTTTGAGCGCCATACAGATTCCTTCTCTGTTTGGCCGTCTTCTGCATTCACGGCCTGATTGTGTTGGTTACTGTGGATATATTCAAGACATGCTGATTTCAGTATTTCAAAACTTCCGCCGCCATTAGCTCCGCTCTTACCCGCTTTTAGTCGCTTATTTTTTATTAGTAAGCGGACGGTTCGCGGGGATTTTCGCAGGTATGCGGCGGCCTGTGATAAGTCGAATAACTCATCATCAAGCCGAATGTCATTCATAGCTGTCCTCTTATCTCTTTATCAATCTGACGGACGTAATAGCTTAACCAGCGCTTGGCGGGAAAGTGGCTGATAACCCAAGGGGCTAATCTGAATTTACCGCCGTGGTAACGTATTGCCGGATGCTTAATCTCACTCATGCCGCCTCTCTTAATGCTTTCAGATGTGGAGCGTTAGCCTGGAAAACTGCTTCAGCGAAACCGCGAGGCGTGGCGCTTCGCATGTTCTTCACTCGTTCTGATTTTCCGCCCAGTTTTAGATACTGAGTTGAATAACCATCAGGCACTGATACTGGCAATTTATCCGGCATCACAAATCCGCCACCAGTCCATAAACAGGTTTTCTTCGGGTATGCATCACGGGGGGCGATGTAATCTGGATATGTTGGGTGACCGCTCATCTCCATAACCTGAGTAACGGAATAATTAGTCATATATACAGGCTTGCTCAGCCTCTCGTTTGCCGCTGATAACGCGGCTTCTGCTGATTCTGCTCGTTGCTTCAATATCGACACGAAATATTCAACTTCATCCACAGCATCGATAAATTGATACATATTTGACCATTCTGGCTTTTCACTCATCACAGCCACGAACATAGAGTTTATTGTTGACTCGGCATGGTCACGCTCATTTATCAACTGACTTTCTGAGTTATCCAATTCAGCTATACGCTTCTGTGCCGCTTCCAGTTGAGCTATCAGTGCAGATAAAACAGAAACGGTGACTGTCAACTCATCAGGGCCAATCAGTTCGGATAATGCCACGTTGGCCTTAAGGCTCTCAATTCTCTCTTCGATGTTATTCATCAACTGTTACTCCCTCGCTGTACGAATTGTGAACCCCATGACTTCTGGCTCTTTTCTGATGATTTTTAATGCTTTTCCGAATTCGGGGATAAACCTGTTATCGAAGCCATTCAAAATAGTAGTGCAGTAGCCAACGTTTCTTTCTTCGCAGTTTTCAAAAGCGAATGAGCAAATCATTGGCATCTGATTTTCATTGCAAATATCGATAATTTGCTTCATCAGCGGGCTGATTTTTTCGTCATAAACGGATTCTAAATCGTATATTTCAGACATAACTATTCCTCAGCAGATTTGCTGTAATTTGGGAGTTGGGATGAGTAATTAAGCGCGGAGGCTCTGAATCATTGCTGAGATATATTTTGCTTGGTGAATTGCGTCATCCAGAGCATTGTGATGAACGCCTTCACGTATAAAGTCTTTAACATTTAGTGGAGATAAATCTACGACCGTTCTTACATCGCGCACATTCCAGAATTTCCAAGGTACAACAACGTTAACTGACGCAAACCAGCTTTCAAGAATTGTGATGTCGAAGATTGAGCCATTACCCCAAACTCAGGGGCCACATCAATGCCAGCTTCATTCTTAATCATAGTGAGCTGCTTAACGCCAGCGCAGCCCATCATCGCATTTATCATATTTACGCCATGCGTATTAGAACTTCCGTCTTTCTTGACGGTGTAAACATTAAGGTAATTTGCCTTGCGCCCATCATCAGTTTCAACAGAGAACTCAACTGATTTAGCGCCGCCAGAGCTGATCACATATTTAGCTTCTGAAATGGTGAAGACGTAGGCGCCAGACTCATTAATGAAGCCACTTAACCCTGCTGATAAACCCGAATCCTGGTCATAGACGAAAGTTACATTGCTCATGCTGCGTTTCCTTTAATTTGGTGAACATTATTGATGCCGTAGTAATCGCAAATATCCCGATCTACAGTCAGAAGATCATTTTCAATTTCTTCAGTTTCGAAGAGGCCCATGGGGGATTTAACGGTGTCATTGCCATTATTTTGGGTTGTGAAAAAGTATTTTTTGTCATGGACAGATGTTTTTAAAACAATGGTAAACATTCCCTCAACCGTTACTTTTTCATCCAGCATCTTGCCGATAGTTTTCATTTTGACGCGCCCAAGGTTGGTTTCCTCGGTATGGGCCATAAAGTAAATTCGCAAGTCATCTGGCGCGTCCTGCGCTGCTTTAATGATGTCCCACATGTGACGACCCATTTGTGCGAACTTATCAAATCCTTTTTCGTTTACTGAATCCATGAATTCGGTACACATCACATATTGGAAGTCATCAATGATGACTATTTTCTTCCCGTATTTTGTCGCCCTATTAATGACCTCCCTGATTAATGACCAGTCATGCGTTGCAATAATGCTTCCTGTCTTCTTGGTGGCATCCCATGGCTGCCAGTTTGTTGATTTGAACGGTAGCCGCTTCCTTACGACCTGAATAAGCAAGCAATCATCGGGGTTGAGATTGCGCAAGCTGGTAGACTTCCCTGTACCAGATTCACCAAGGATTAATGTTGCGGTACCCACAAATCACCTCCATAAATGATTTACGCTTTTTGGCTGCTGATTCCCTTACTTGCTCAACCAATTCGCCTTTAATCCCCATCGCGTCCAGTGCAATGATTTCCAGTATTTGAATTGTGGCCGGATATCTATTGGCTTATCGAATGTTGAGAAGGCGGAGATCCTTCTCGATGTTTTACTGGCGACAGAAGACCAGAAGCGGTCAAAGCGATAAATAGGAGGCTCTGAAATCGGAGCCACCTCAATTGAGAGCCACTTTCACAGCGACTCTCAATCAACTAAAAGCATTCTGCTATTAGATATGTAATAGCGGCCAAAAACGACAATTCGCTGATACTTATCACTACTAGCACTGATGAGTAACACACAGTCGTTGTCATGCACCAATTCTTAAATTTAATCCACATTGCCGCCATCCTTTTTGTTTGACAAAAGAATGACAGTCAATTCAGAGGGATGGAAATTGGTTGTACAGATCAATAAACGATTATTGATCGTTTAAAACGATCGTTATCGAATGAAAGCATTGAATTTATAAAACTCTGCAAAAGGTGCTTATAAAGTGCCTTTGACAGAATCTTATAGAGGTTTCAGATTTCATCCATTCAACAAATTACGGGGTTTTACTCTAAATCAAAAATCCAACCAGTGGGATGTACTGTTATGGCAAGTCTGACAATCAAGCAAGAGGCTTTCTGTCAGGCATACATCGAAACGGGTAATGCTTCAGAGGCTTATCGGACGGCGTATGCATCTGACAAGATGAAGCCTGAAAGTATTAATCGCAAAGCTAAAGAATTGCTGGATAACGGCAAGATTGCGGCAAGGGTTGCTGAATTACAGAGTGAGATTAAGCAGCGCCACAATGTAACCGTTGATTCACTGATTAAGGAGTTGGAAGAAGCTCGCAAAGCCGCATTGGACGCAGAGACACCTCAATCATCGGCCGCAGTTGCTGCAACGATGGGTAAGGCAAAGCTAGTCGGACTGGATAAGCTAGTAGTCGATCACACTTCATCAGATGGCAGCATGGCAACTAAGCCAACAACAATCAGGTTGGTAGGGGTAGAGCCATCAAATGGAAAGCCAAGTTGGCTACGAATAGCCGCCTGCGCGGTCACTGGAATGAGTTGTGGGCCAACCGCAATATGTTTGATGCGCAACACCGTGGCATGGTTGCTGCTAACCAGAGCTTAATGACGCCTGAAATGCTGGCGGCAAATGCACTGCTTGGCGATGGTTTGGGCCGTGATTTCTGGGCTGAAATCGACCGTCAAATTATTCAGTTACGCGACCAAGAAACCGGCATGGAAATCGTCACTGACCTGATGGGTATCCAGACTGTTCTGCCTATCGGTAAAACCGCGAAACTGTACAACATGGTTGGTGATATTGCTGATGATGTGTCTATCAGCCTAGATGGACAGCCGCCATATTCATTCGACCACACCGAATATTCCAGTGATGGTGATCCGGTGCCGGTGTTTACCGCTGGTTATGGTGTTAACTGGCGTCTCGCAGCTGGTCTTAACACCGTTGGTGTAGATCTGGTTCTTGACTCTCAAGCCGCTAAATTGCGCAAGTTTAATAAGCGCATCGTTTCCTACGTTCTGGACGGCGATAGCACTATTCAGGTGCAGAACTATCCGGCACAGGGTATGCGTAATCACCGCAATACCATTAAGCTGAATCTTGGTGCAGGCTCAGGCGGTGCAAACATCAACCTCACCACCGCCACTCAAACTGAGCTTGCTACGTTCTTCACATCTGGCGCATTCGGACAATCGGCACGTGACAACTTCGTAGAAGCATACGATGTCCTGTGGGTTTCTCCGCAGATTTGGGCCAACTTGATGAAGCCAGCAACTGTGACTATCGGCGGTGATACTCTGCTGTCAGGCGGTACGGTTCTAAATGTTATCACTGGCTTTATTCCTGCTCGCGCAATCCGTCAGACTTTCGCATTGACTGGCAATGAGTTCATCGCCTATCAGCGCCGTCAGGACGTGATCACTCCACTGGTTGGTATGGCAACTGGTGTTGTTCCTCTACCGCGTCCTATGCCTCAGTCAAACTGGAATTTCCAGATTATGGCGGCTATGGGTTTACAGATTAAGCGAGATGGCAGCGGTAAATCTGGCGTGCTGTACGGCGCTAATCTGGCGTAAGGAGTTGCGATGGCTAAGTATGAAGTTATTCGTCCTTGGAATGGGGTCAAGCATGGTGATGTGGTGGATTTTGATACGCTCCATCCCGCGCTTGAAGCTAATGTCCGTCCGCTGGTAGGTGAGGTTTTAGGTGACTTAACTCCAGCAACTCCGGAAGCGACATCTGGCAAACGAAAGCAACCGAAAAATGAAGCAACCGAATAAGCCGCCATATTTGAGCGGCTTTTTTAATGCCCTCTTCTGAGGGTTTTACTTTAGGGGATCGGTATGCTGACCGCAGATCAAGCAAAAGAGTATCTGGCCACAGTCGGGATATCGCTCCCTTCATTCGTGCTTGATGCTTTAGTCGAGCAGGCAAATAGCATTCAGGAATGTCTGGATGCCAACTACACGCCAGCAACCGCGCTACTTATTCAGCTTTATCTTATTGGGCTGATGGGACTGGGGCAGGGCGATAAATACATTTCCAGTCAAACTGCACCGTCAGGCGCTTCTCAGTCGTTCCGCTATCAGTCTTTCTCTGACCGGTGGAAAGGCTCACTAAATTTGCTGCGTGGTCTGGATAAGAACGGTTGCGCTACTGCATTAATCCCGCCAGACCCAACTAATCAGGCGTTCGCTGGGATTTGGATTGGCAAGGGTGGATGCATGAGCGGAAATAAGTAATGGGTTGGATATCAATCACTGACCGATTGCCGAAGCCGCTTATTCGCGTTTGGGTGCTAACCGATAGCGGCAAACAGACTACGGCTTACATCAGGAAAAACGGCGAGTGGTTCCTATTTTGCCGGAAGATTTCCGCTGATAATCCAATCATTACTAAATGGAGAGAGTGATATGTCATCACCAGCCTCATGGTCATACACGGCTAAAGCCACCGTTTGGAAAAAGAACGGGCCGCCAGATGAGTACGGTAAACAAGCCTGGCTGCCTCCCATTCAGATCATGTGTGATTATGGTAGTGACATTCGCACCCCAACCCTCCTTGTTAGTGATGCAGGTAAAGAAATTGTCGTGAAAGATACTATTTGGACTGAGTATGCTGAGGCAGTTATGGGGGATTTCATTTTAATAGGCATCTCGATTGAAGTAGACCCAATTACTTCAGGTGCTGACGAGGTGAAAAACGTCATTCGTTACGCTGACACATTCGAGCGCATTGCGGACGATTTCGCAATTATCACGGGAGTCTGACATGGGCGCGAAGGTTAAAGGCATCAGAGAGTCCAAGGCTAATCTGGATAGGCTGATAGGTGATATTCAGGGACGGAAAGCGGTCAGGGCAGTTACTAAAGCATTAATCATAGGCGGCTCACAAGCCGCACTCTACACCCCCATCGACACGTCAACCCTTATCAACTCTCAGTTTCGTGACATCAACGTGAATGACACCAAGCTAACTGGACGCGTGGGCTACTCCGCAAATTACGCAATGCAAGTACATGACCCAGAGTTCAGGCAGCGGTTCCGCAGGGCCACGGCAGAGAAAGAATTCTTAGTGAAAGGATTTGAAGAAACCAAGCACATCATTGATAAAACGGTGGCGGAGGAAATGAAGCTATGACTCCATCTATTCACCGGCGCGTCCGAGATTACCTGGTTGGTGCTGGGTTAACCACTGGCTTCACAACTCAAATGCTCAAATGGCGTGATACCGGCAAGCTGACAGAGCAGTTTATTGTCTTTCGTCCCAACGGTGGCACATCAATTCGCAACGACCTTGGTAGTGAGTATTACGTCCTAGTTGATGTAATTGGTGCGGTTAATGAAGATGAGGCGGCGGATAACGCAACACAGGAGATAATTACGCACGTTCAGGCAAATCCAAATCCAAATGACTGCATCGGCTACATTGAAAACCTAGGTAGTATCCCGTCACCAATAACGACTACTGAAGGCCGTCTGGTCTACAGACTTCAATTCGCAATTAAATACGGCGACTAAGCCGAACTAACAGAGGTAAAAAATATGCAAGGTTGCCAAAATGATTACGGCAAGCTGGTTGGTCGCGTCGCCGTTTTACGGATGGCGTTTGGTTGCCCAGAAACATCACCAGAGGTAGCGGATTGGCTACGCATGGGGGCGCTGACTACAAAGGGCCTTGACTACTCAATGAATACCATCTCTTCAGATGCTGATGATTCAAAAGGATTGGTTGAGAACTTAGTCACAAATATGGATTTAACAATTTCAGGGGAGGGTGAGTGGCGCAAGCGGGCTAAAGCAACAGAAATTGGACCGGTTAAGATGTCAAAATATCTTTTTACTGAAGTTCAAGCGGGCCGCCAGCCGGGTATTTGGGTTCGCTTCGACTTCCTCGGCGTCGAGGATGGTACTTATATTCAGGGTTACTTCAATACCACATCATGGAGTTCAGACTTCGGCTCTTCTGATTTCGCGACTTATTCGGGCGAATGGAAAGTTGCTGATGCTGATTCAGTTGTCTTCGTTGACGGCTCAGAGATTGCTGTTGAAAGCGTCACTGTCACACCGGCGACAAGCACTGGCGTGGTTGGGTCTACTGTTCAGCTCACAGCCAACATTTCTCCCGCAAATGCTACAGATAAAACGGGGGAATGGAGAAGCACTGATTCGACCAGGCTTACAGTCAGCCCAGCAGGATTAGTTACTCGTGCTTCTGTCGGCAGCGCTAGCGCGACATTCACAACAAATGATGGTGCAAAACTCGGCGCGTCCGTTATCACGATTACCGCGTAATTATCACAAAGAGCATCTTATCGGTGCTCTTGATGATGATTTTGCTATCAAAAGTAATAACCAGACTTAAAGTGATAGCGTATTGGTGTTGTGATAGTCTTAATCCTTACTCGCTATAAGGAAATAAGAATGGCATTTACATCTGATACTTTAAAAACTCTTGCTAACAAAGGAGTGAATCTTGAGGTTGGTAATAATTACACTTCAGATACACTCAAAGAAGTGGTTAGAATCGTTGCTAGTAAAGGTGCTCACATCACTGTGGATGCATCTAAAATCACGTCGGACACAGCCAAGACCCTGGCTGATATCGGCGGAAAGAACCTTACTTTGAAAATTTGATAAACAAACCCGCTCCGGCGGGTTTTTGCATTCTAGCCCACTCTGGTGGGTTTTTTATTGGCATCTACTCAGGGAGCTCAATCATGAACCCGCCACTATCTAATGATTTCTCGGAGAGAATATAGCCAAGTTCGGTCAATCGTGAAAAAGTTCGTTTAAGAACGTAGTTGAAATCATCATCGCTAAGAACCTCAAGTTCTAAGTCATCAAGATCAATGCAAAAACTTTTGTGTCCTATCCTTACTTTCTTGCTAATTTCGGCAAACGTTCTCGTGAATATGAGGTTGGATAGGCTTTCTTTGGCATTATTTGCGATCTGAAGTGCGTCTTTAGCCGAAAGAACGCCATCTTCTGGAAATTCACTAAGATAGCTCGCGTCTAATCTCTGAACTATTTCGGCATTCATAGAGCGATTATTTTCTTTTGCCGACCCTTCTATTTTTTCTTTTAATTCAACAGGAAGCCGGATTCGTAATTGCGGGTCTTCTCTACTCATGGCGATTCCAATTTTGATGATAGTAATGACACTTGAAATTATGCCCCACCGTGGGGTTGACTTCAATGACGCACGGTGTGACAATAAATTTACCTCACCGTGAGGCATTCAAGGAGAATCCAAATGCAAAAAGCAAAAGACATGTATCAGCGCAAAATCCGTTTCCCTGAGGAAATCTGTCTGGCAATACAAAACAATGGTGAAAATCAGAGTCGGCAATTTAATACTGAGGTGATTTATCAGTTGAGAAAAGTGTATGGATTGATAGAGAAGAGAAATGATGAAGCCTAATAATGGCGAAGCCCCGAAGTGCGCGAACACGAACGAGGCTTCTAGTTTGTCAGCAACCTTAAGCGAGTCAACCGACATGAAAAGTATAGCGAATAATCAACTGACATTCCACAACACTAAGTTCAATCCAGTGCAAGATAACGGGCAAGTATGGCTGACATCAACTGAACTTGGCGCAGCTCTACAGTATTCAGACGATAAGGCAGTCCAGCGTATTTATTCGCGTCGTTGTGATGAGTTTACTGAGCAGATGACAAGGGTGGTCAAAGTGACCACCCCTCGTGGACAGCAAGAAACTCGAGTTTTCTCTCTGCGCGGTGCACACCTTATTGCAATGTTTTCCCGTACCACAATAGCTAAAGAATTCCGTAAGTGGGTTTTGGATATTTTGGATAACGAGGTATCCACTGGAAATTACTGTGAGCCATTGCAGAAACTCTACACCTTGAATGTAAATTCGGACGAGTTGAGCACCTTAGCTTGGTTGTATAAGGCTGCTAACCATCTGCGTGAAGAGGCTGAGCTCGTAAGTGATGGACTGAATAATCTCCATTCACCATACGGAACTTCACTTTGGACTATGGCTACTGAGTACAAGAGAACGTTTGAGAATGCACGGAAAGTACTGAGCAGAGAAATTGGCAATATTCCACAGGATGAACTTAATGGAATCAACTGGGAGAGAGTATTACCGAATATACATATTCACTAAAGAATTTTGCCGGAACACAGGCAATAAAAAACCGCCAGTTAGAGCTGGCGGCTCAATAAACTAAACCGTGTGAGGTTTTATGTCTGCATTAACTTTAGCAAATGGTAGATCTGATGTCACGAAAATGTCTAGTCGAGAGATTGCGACTCTTACTGGTAAGCAACATAAAGATGTGCTGCACGACTGCCGCAAAATGTTCGAAGCGCTTAATATTCAATCGGCGGACTTTTCCGCCGATTACACGGATGCAAAAGGGCGCGTATATCAGGAATATCTTCTCGATGAAGATTTAACTATGACACTGATCACCGGCTACAGCATTCCACTCCGCCACAAAGTATCAAAACGCTGGCGTGAACTGGAAACTGGCAAGGCGCTTCCTGCAAAAAGTTCATCAGGGCTGCCTGAGTATCGCAGGGCGAGAACGTTGAAAATGTCAGTTGAAGCCGTTCATCAGCTTTTCGACATGATGCCAAACCTTAGTGAGCTGTCTAAACAATGCGCTGCGGCTAACATTATTAACCCAGTCGCTGGTTTTGAAGCTATCCCTTTGCCAAAGCTGGAAGAACATTTCTACACAGCCGGTCAGGTTGGCGAGATGCTTGGTATTTCTGCTCAAAAAATCGGCCGCATATCTAACGCCAATAACCTCAAGACTGACCAGTACGGCATTTATGTAATGGATAAGTCTGCGTATAGCAGCAAGCAAGTTGAGGCGTTCCGCTACAACGCTATACCAGCGCGAACAATCCTCGCTGATGTTTGTCAGTGGATATATCGCGGTGATGGCTGAAAGCGCCAAGCTTGAAAAGGACAAAGGAACGTTTCGTATGGCGCGGGATGCTATCGGTTTCATCCCAGGCGACATCATTGAGTTAATGGATAACAACAGAGCAGCAACCAAGCTCGGTGGACGCATAGTTAGTCACAGTGGTGTAGTGATCAATGTTGATGCCGATGTGTCCACATTGGCTGGAAATGGCGACACCATGTCTATCATGGGCGCTAACGCTAAGTTCACTAAATATGAAATTGCTTCAGTTAATGGTTCTACTATCACTCTGAAAGTGGCTCCAGCCTGGGTTAGAGATGGTACTACGTTTGCAATTTCGACTAGTGAAGTATCGACGCGCCTGTTCCGCATAATGGGGATTTCTGAAGATGAAAATAACTCTATCTACAGCATATCTGCAACGCTGCATAACCCTAACAAACAAGCCATTGTTGATGAAGGCGCTGTGTTTGATACTCCCTCCGACACGCTGAATAGCTACCGCGTGCCAAATATTGAAAATCTTCGGATAATCAATACGAACAGTGAAACTATTCAGGTAAGTGCTTCGTGGGAAACAGCCACTACAACCAGAAAACTGGTGTTTGAGCTGTTGGTCTATACATTGGATGGAGCAGTATTCGCTCAATACGAAACAGATCAATTCCGCTATGACTTTTTTGGTATCCCAGCCGGAACATATTCACTTAGTGTTCGTGGGCGCAATGATAATGGCATGAAGGGCGCAGAAACACAGGTCAGTTTGCTCATTGGTGCGCCCCCTATGCCATCTTCTGTTAGATGGACCCCTGGGATATTTTCTGCTGATGTTGTGCCGGTAATGAATATTACAGCCACAACAGATACTGCCTTTGAGTTTTGGTGGACAGGAGAAATACCGGCATCTAGCGCGGCAAATATTGAGAATGAGGCTCAATTTTTAGGGCGCTCAACTCAATGGACATTGAACAGACTCAAGGTAGATAAAACTTATTATGCTTATGTCAGAACGCGAAATGCATTTGGCTCATCTGATTTTGTTGAAGTGTCAGGAAACGCATCATCAGATGTTGAGTCATTAATTGATTTTATCGGCGACGACTTTATCAATAACACAGTTGCGGGTCAGCAACTGATTAATGATGACTTCATGAATGCAGAGGGCATTCTCGAAACAGCGAAGGCCAATAACGCCAGCATCTGGCAGCAATGGGCTCAACACGGAGAGAATAAAGCCGGTGTTATCCACTTAACGACCACTGTTGCCGATGCTGAAAGAGCATTTGCTGAGTTTGAAACCCTTGTTACAGCAACATTTGAAGACCAGACAGCAGCGATAGACCAAAAAATGACAGCAGTTGTTGATGCCAACGGGGCTAGTGCTACTTATAGTTTAAGGGCCGGACTGAATTATAACGGCCAGTTTGTCAGCGCAGGCATGGTAATTGGTGCAGAGTTTATTAATGGTGTAGCTAAATCCTCAATTGGTTTTACTGCCGATCAATTTATATTGCTCTCCGGTCCAACTGGTAATTTATTTTCGCCTTTTGCAGTGGTAAATGGTCAAGTGTTTATGAATGATGCATTTATTGCAAAGGCATCAATTGGGCGAGGAAAAATAACAGATACCCTTGAATCAGATAATTACGTGCAAGGAATATCCGGTCTAAAACTGGATTTTAAAAATGGTAATGCTGAATTTAACAATGTAAATCTCAGGGGGAATATAACTATGGATAACACGATTAATGGTATTCGCACCATAGTAGATTATCGTGGGCAGAGGACATATCACGCAAATGGTCAGCCAGCGATAATATGCGGGTACTTCTAATGGCTGAACCTATTCTATATATCTCCCCCAGTGATGGGGGGAAAGGCATTAATATGACGTCTGGCACTCGGCTATTAAAGTTTTTGGGATACTATGATACTAACGGTACGGGGAATCCGCCCTCTGCTGTATTGAATGGATATACCGGGGGGGCATTATATCTCGTGCCGTCCGATTTTGGCGGGGTGATACAACCTCTGGGCTCCTCTGCGGTGTGGGCGTGGTGGGTTACTGGGTATTCAATGTCTGGAAATCGAATAACATTCACTACATCAGAGAGCAATAAAGGATGGGTAAGATTTTCAGCATTTGAAATACCACAATCGCCCGCAGTTGGTACATACGGACTTTTATTGCAAGATTCAGCAAATTTCATGGCAATAACTGAGTCTAGTGAGCTTGGCTTTTGCACGTGGCGCGGTAATGTAAATATATCTGGCGTTTGGTCGATTCCTGCCGGAATACAAAATAGAGATAATGCAATTGTGTTTGCAAACTGGGATAACCCTAATGTTTCTCTTTATTACGACTCAGCAAATAAAACAATAAACTGCTATCAAATAAATTCAACGGGTAGCACAAGCTCAGGCTCTGTAAACGCCAATATTTGCGTATTCACAACAGGGTTCTTTCCTGAGCCGCCAAGCCCAGGAACTGCCGGGTTGGCGATATTCAACACAAGCGGTCAATGTACGTATTCATCAAGATATGCACCGTTAATTATTGGCGGAAATATGGCGCTAAGCAACCAGCCAAACGTATGGGTTAATACCGGAATTACAAGGCCAATGATACCACTACCGAGCGCCGGGGGGCTGCCAGCCGGTAATATAAATAATGGAAACTATAGGGGCTGGTATAAGTCAGCAATGAGAATGTCTGGTTCAAGTATAACAGCCGGGCAAGGTGCGTATGTTAATAGTTCAAATACACTCGATTATCCATACGGCATTTCTCCCATCTCTATTCCTGTACTTAACGCGGACATTTATTTTTAAAATTAAGGATTAATATATGGCTTGGTACCGGTCAGGCACAGTCACGTCAGAAGCAGCACAAAATATAGTCACAGGAACAGGAACGCAGTGGGCCAATAATGTGATGGGCGTAGCGCCCGGCATGGCTTTATTTATCCCTGATTCTGCTGGAAATACTTTGATTTATGAAATATTAGCAGTAGATAGCAATACTCAAATTCGCATAAATGGCAATATAAAAGAATCCGTGGCCGATTCCTCTTATGCAATTATGACTACTGTATCTAATTCATATTCAGCGCTAGCGCGTGAGACATCAGCACAATTAGCGATGTATCAGCAACTACTGCAAAGCTGGCAGCAAATATTAACGGGCACGGGTGATGTCACAATTATAGCCCCGGATGGCACTGAGGTTGTTATTCCGTCATTTAATAGTGTAGATAGGGGTGAGTATTTATTAAGTGTCAAATGGCACATGAGTAGAACTTATATTCCAGAAGGCTGGGCACCAGCTGACGGTATAATTCTAGACAGGGCGCTATGGCCGGATGCTTGGGATGCGATACAAGTTGGCTATTCCCGTGTTACAGATGAATCTTGGATTAGAGACCCGATTCTGCGGGGTTGTTTTTCAATAGGCAATGGTAGCACTACATTCAGAATTCCAGACCTTAACGGTAAATCTGAAGGTTCACTTGGAGCGGCATTTCTTCGCGGCGATGGTAAAAACTCATTTGGCGAAATAGGGAGGATTCAAGGCGATGCTATTCGGAATATAACTGGCGATTTTGGCTCATTAGGGGGTCAAATTAATAATGCATATGGCATTGTCATCGGATCAAAAAATGGGGTGTTTGTAGGTCATGGTGAGAACGGGAGGCCAACATCTGCAAACATCGGGCAACCTGCTCTGGGTTCAGAATTTGTAGCTTTTGATGCTTCACGAGTAGTACCGACCGCAGCAGACAACCGTCCGGTCAACGCCACGGGTTGCTACATAATTAAACTCGCTGGTTCGGCACTCAACGAAGGGCAGATTAACGCGCTCGAATTAGCAACGCAGATAACACAACTTGCCTCGCGCACTACAAGCTTAGAGTCAGATTCTATTACAACCAGCAAAGTAATAAACACTCCGTGGATATCCCCGACTTTGATTAATGGCTGGGTTAAGCCAGCATCTCGCAGATGTGCGTATAGAAAAGTTTTAGGTCTAGTGTTTGTCGAAATGACAGTAAATAGTGGTGCCTATGATTCCACAGTATTCACACTGCCTCCGGGGTATAGACCTGCTATGGAAACAAACTCATTTGTGGCATTTGGCCAAGGTTCAAGCGGTATTTCTCCAAGGGTTTATGTTGATTTGAACGGCAACGTAATATCGAGAAATTCAGATGCTAACGCCACAATTGGAATAGAAGTCTCATTCTGCTTTTCACCGGTGATGGCATGAAATTAAATATATTAGATAGCGACGGGTTCTATATTGAAGATTATATCGATGGATATTTGCCAAAGAATTGGACAGCTGATTTAGTTGGGGATGGCTATTACAAAGCGCAATATCAAAACGCGGATATAGACCCGGATACAGGGGAATGGACTGGTGGCGTGTGGGCAGAAACTAGCGGGCCTTCAACTATAGATATTTCAGCTCAAAAAGCGGAATTTGTTACTCAAGCGAAACTCAAAAAATCAAAGCTGATAAGTGATGCAAGCGATAGAATAGAGATTCTAAAAGATAGGATTGAGGCGGGGCAAGATAAAGCCGCAGAGCTGAAACTGTGGAAGTCATATCGTATAGCGCTTGATGATATTGATGTGAGTGCAGCGCCGGATATCGAGTGGCCAGTTTCTCCAGATGACATAAAATTGCCGGTAGTTTTGACTGAAGCATGATGAATGACTTGGCATGGACGCCGAGGGAGTGGGACAAATGTGGGACAGCGGGGATGCTTGACTATGTTCATGTTTAACTAAGTTTGCACAAGTTGGGACGTGTGATCGACGGTTGGCGCGGTATCTAGTTGGTTTTAAAGGTAGATCTAGGAACTTCTAAGCCGTAGGTCACAGGTTCGAGCCCTGTAGGGCCAATAAAATCAATCACTTATCAAAACCCATCACCTCCAAAGTTTCCAACTGGGACATATTTGGGACATTGTCACCCCAAATGGCGTCAATTTGTTTCGCGTGTTCGGTTAGGTGGTTTGGTGCTAGATGCGCATAGCGGCGCACCATTTCTATGCTTTCCCATCCACCCATTTCTTGAAGTGCTGATAGTGGCACCCCGGCTTGAACTAGCCAACTTGCCCATGTATGCCGCAAATCGTGGAAACGGAAATCAGTGATTCCTGAATGCTTTAATCCAGTTCTCCATGCTGTATTATCATCAACGCGCTTTTTCCTCACTGCTACGGACTTTTTCCCGCTGGGTAACGTGCTTTCTTTTCGATGAACAAACACCCATTTTTTGTGATTGCCGATCTGGTCTCGTAATAACCGGCACGCGGTGTCGTTGAGAGCGACTCCGATATTGGCAGGAAAGGACAGTAAAGGTGGTTAGACATCAGGGGCTATAATTAAAGAGCATCTTATTGGTGCTCTTGATGATGGTTTTGCTTTTTGGTGCGTGATTGCAGTAGATTGCTGGGGTTGATATAAAGCGCTACTGGCTCAAGAGCTGTGCAACCATCCAGTATTTTCAAGCAAAATCGCGTAAGTTTAAGCTCAATTCGTGAACTGTGTAGAAATTAAATCACTCGATTAACCAAAGGCTTATCTATTTGATAAACAACTGCGGTTGTATGTTGACGAACTCGTCAAGTAGACTTCTTGTTAGATCATAACTGCGATAACAGTTGTGACGTTATATCGAAAACGAAATTTCGACTTTTTGTCATAAGTACTCCGGTTGCTTTTGGAGGAAATAATGAACAAATTTATAGCAAACGAGAAGATGCCGTTTAATATCCCAGAAGCTGGGTTTAACACCAAGCTAAACGTTACTGGCAACAACATTGAACATACAACAGCTTTCATGAGCAAAGGTGTTGTGGACTTCTCTTTGCCTGGATATACGACACCTCATGGATATCGGCTGGTCAAATCTCTGAGAGAAGACCATTATCGCTTAGTCACTGATTCAATTGATCCTGTGACCGTCTATGCTGTGCGCTTGGAGTTTATGGGCGATATCGTCCCAGCGAGAAGAAGCTGCACGCAGATAATGGTATGGCGCACTGTTCAGCCACAATATAATTCTGCGGTGACTGGGTTGCCAAAAATGTTCTTCCAATACTTTTTGGAAAACTACTCCATTGTTGTTTCAGATAGCGAACAAACTCATGATGGGCGTCGTTTCTGGGAAGGCATGATTGCTTGGGCCATACAAGAGGATGGCTATCACGTTTACGTGTCAGACGGCACACAGGAAGATCGCCCCCTAACATTCATGACATCATGGGATGATTTTTACGGGACATGGGCTGATTTCTGCTGGGGTGATGATAAAGACTGTCACTCACACCGATTATTAGTGATAAGTAAAGATCAATTGCACTAAGTTGCATGATATACAACTAAACCCGCCCCGGCGGGTTTTTGCATTCTGGTGCGTCTGTGCACCGGTGGGGTTATTTTTTAAGGGAGATAAGAATTTTATCTAACTTATTCTCTATTTCAGATATTCGTTTGGACAAGTTTTCACTTTCATTAAAGGAGGTTATTGGCGTATGTTCACCTGTAAGTGTCCCGCTTAAAAGAACTATTCACTTTTAGAGATCTTCCGGCATACTGAATATGTTTCTGGCATGCGTAAGATCCGATTCACTACGAAGAAGAGTATCTGCGCTGAGCTGGATTTCTGTGGCACCTGCAACTCATCTTACATCTGGAACTAAGACGGGTATATTTACAAATGGATTTCTATGGATCACATTAATAATGCTAAACGCGTTTTAGATGAAAACGCCAAAGTGCTTTACGGCATCTTTGGTGTCATTAGCCGTTCTGGCTATTTTCCACCTTTACCTTTCTTGAATGAATTCTTCATGGCTGGTAGTGACCCATGTGATCAAGATGAAAGAATGGATCGTTGGTGTCCATTTACACTCACGAGTTCTGAATATGAGGAGGTAAAGGCATGGTGGCTTGTATCTCGTCCAGGTACTGTGGAGTCTGCACTTGGCAGCGAGTGCTGGGATGATTGGATTCAAGAGATCCTGGATCTATAA